GCTGAAGGAGTGTGATCCCTCGCTTGAACTCGATATTGTCCAATCACTCGATGCCGAAAAATCAACCAATTCTGCGCCAGTAACATTGGTTGTTGAGGTGTCGCTCAAGGTGGCTAACTTGATGTCGCCTACCATCCATCCGCTATTCCAATTAGAGGTAATTGCGGCTTGGCTTACTGTTCCAGTATTATCAGAAAGTATTTTTCCACGTTTAATGTACGAAACACCGCTGCCAAACCTGCCGTCATCTGTTGAATAACCAGCCGCAGGTTGTGTTCCTATAATTTGTGTTCCGTCTGCTGTAACAACTTGATCAAAAGCGCCCGAACCCATAATAGAAGGCCTCATTTGATTTGCGGTAGTAAAAATATAGTTTCCCGCACTACCCGAAGTGGTTACATTGTTGTAAACAACAGACGTTCCAATAGTCGTATCCGAACTTGGGATAGGCATATATATGTTATAAAGAGATTGTTTCGTGCCTGCGGTATTCCTTACCCCTAGCATGATGTCGCTATCACCTACAAAAGACACTAAACCTTGCCCATAGCTTCCACTGGTTATATCAACAACAATACCATCATCACGGATGATTGAAGTACCACCATCAGTCGCCACCGCAATCGTCGGCACAGGCAATCCTGTAGCAGCATCAATAGGTGCGTTGGGTAGCACGGTCATGGCTACATCGTTGACAATAGTGTTTACGATTGCAAACTCGTTGTAATCCCCCACATAAGTATGGGTTGTTGTGTTCCTATCTGCAATAGTACCGCTGTATATTGCACCTGTGAAACTAGAAGATAGGTCTCTATAATAACGAACAAACTCAGATATGAAATCTATTGAGATCAAGCCGCCACCTGTAGTGACACCTACACCTAGCTTACCATTAGACATTGTGGTGCAAGAGATATTATTACCAGTTCCTGACCACATAAGAAGGTAGTTGTCCTGCAAATTAGCATCATAAGTCCCATTAAACACCATCCACATAGGCAGATCAGGATCATCACCATCGTAGATCGTAACAGTGTCATCTTCAGCCACAATAACTGCAACAGCTGGGAACTCCTTACGGCTACCACGGGTGCTAGTGTTCAGCGTCTCATTGTACCAGCTAGTGTTCTGTGTGCGCTTACGCCATGCACCGCCATCGCTGTCCTTGCGGGTGTCGTACACGAATACGTCTACGGCTGTGTCGCTGATTGCCTTACTATAGGCTTCCAGTTCTAGGCCGTTCTTAACCTTAAATGCTTTGTTATTAGCCATTAGTTCACTCTCCCCTTTGGCTTACGTTAATGTCATTGCGACTCTAAAAGTCGTACTTGTAGTTGAAGCAGGTGTTGCTAATATTCTAACATCTGCGCCAGAAATGTCTACGTCATAAGTTGCTAAAGCGCTGCCTGTACCTACTTGACCATATTCTGTAGCTACAGCCGTTGTACCATTAGTAGCGATAAGAAGCTCTGTGACGTAGGTATCAGCAGATGTAGCAGCAGTAATAACAACCTTGGCACCATCGTGACTTGCGTGAGCAAATGTCTCAATAGCTACTTGTGTAGTAGCCGTAGTGGTAGCTTTTACGCCGTCTTGAACAACAGCGTTTGAGAGATAGAGGTCTTTCCATCGTACTGTTGAAGCTCCAAGACTAATTGCTGCGTCTCTTGCGCTACCTGACGTATCAGATGCGTAAATCTGGTTATTAGTACCATCCATACGGAACGCAGCATCAGAACCAGAAGTAGAACCAACTACAAAATCATCTGCTTTAGCCCCAATACTCCCCACAGTTGTTTCATTAGAGCGGAACTTAACAATCTCACCATCATCTGTACGTGCTAATTGTAATGGATGATTAGAGCTACGACTAATCTTTACAAAGCCTTCAGGACGTATATCTACACCTTGCTCTTCGTTTTCTTGAGCGTCTAAAATAGTGCTACTATTTCCTACCAACAGTTCACCCGCTGATGTGATGCGCATGCGTTCTTGGTTGTTAGTCTGGAACGTAAGAGGGTTTGCTGTAAAGTTTGTTAGCTGGACACGCCCATCGCCTTGCAATGCAAAAGCGCCATACTTCGTTCCGCTTTGACCTATTTCGTAGCCAGCATTACTTGATGTATTTAGAGTTACAGCAGCCGTCCAGCCATGCAAGTTTGGAGAATCCGTGCCAATCCCCAAGCTCTCAGCACTCGCATCCCAGAAGAACTTTGGCGTGATGCCTGTGTCTTCATAAAAGCTGATGTCGCCATTGGAGGCTATCGTCTGTCTAATTAGAGGAACATCACCTGCCGTTGTCGTGTCTCTAGTTCCAAAAACAAGGTTTCCTTTTGTGTTTCCACTACCAGATGTTAACTGGTAGCCAGCAAAAACAGGGGATGTTCCACTAGAGTCGGTATCATAATGGAAGCCAATCCCATATATTCCATTTGCTGTATAACCTGATCCAGAAAGTTGCAAAATTGGGTCAGATAAGTTTGTTGCAGTTGTTGTGCTAGATATTATCCCTTCCCCATCCACAGTCAGCCCATCGCTGGTGATAGTGCCAAAGTCTACATTCTGTGTCGCACCACTAAGTGCAACTGTACCTGTAGCATCGGGAAATGTAATAGTACGGTCTGCTGTAGGATCAGTAAATGTTACAGTAGCTTCATTACCGTCAGCGCTTGAACCCTCAACGATAAACCCTGCGTCACTCAAGTACAAACCTGAAACAGTAGGGCTTGTAAGTGTTTTATTAGTAAGCGTTTTAGTTGTACCTGCAAAGTAGGTATCTAAAAGATCTACATCAAAGTAACCAATAGATGAAGCAGAAGAGTCAAACACTGCAATGCCATCGTTGTTAGCAATAGCTGTGCTTGTGTCAATCGTAATAGCAGACACATCAGCTACAGCATTAAGTTCTGCACCTGTAGCGTTAAGTCCTGTCACGTTGTTAGATATAGCACTAATAGCTTGGATGCGGTTCTCTACAGCTAATGCAGTAGGTAACTCAGAGTTAGCAGAACCTGAACCTACGCTAGTTACAATATCAGTTACACTATCTGATCCATCTGAAAGTGTACCAAACGTAATTGTACCTGTAGTAGTGATAGCGCTTGATCCATTATCAATAGAACCAAAGCCACTCGTAATGCTACCACTATTAAGAGTACCTACTGTAGTAACATTGCTAAGCGTATCTAACGCACTCTCAAAGTATGTCTCAAAGTCAGTCAGTGCGACTTGCTTCATAGTGCCAGCGTCATTGACTACCACTCTGTCTGCATCTGCAAGTGTAGTAGATGTAGCGGATGTGTCACCATCCATAACGTTAAGTTCCGATATGGCAGTATTCATACCAGTCAAACCACTAGCGTTACCTGTCACCGTACCTGTTAGATTACCTTCAATGTTAGCTACAAGTGTACCTGTAGTAATCGTAAGGTTACCCGTGTCTGCACCTGTAAATGTACCTGTGCCAACTTTAAATTTATCTTCTGACTCATCAAACCCAATAAATGCATTATTACTATCGCCACGTTCAATTACAATACCTGCATCGTTTGAAGGTGTACCTGTTGTACCCGTACCTAATTCAATAAGAGCATCTTCAATAACTGTGTTGGTTGTTGAAATAGTATTAGTAGAGCCATTAACGGTTAAGTCTCCCGTAACTGTCATACTCTGAGAAACAGTAACGTCACCATCAGAAGCTATACTAATAGCATTTGTATCTGAGGCAGAACCTATATTACCGCCATCAGATATTACTAAATTACCTGCGGTTATATCTCCTGTTGCAGTCAGGTTTCTGAAACTAGAAACATCTTTATTTCCATCTACCGTAACAGTTTTAGACGCAACAATTGTACCTACAGAAGAGCCTGTATCATTATAGTTTAACTCTGTTGCAGTAGCTGTAACAAGTGTACCCGCTAGTTTCAAACCGTTTGATGTATCGTGAGATGCTATATCAAAGTCATACGCACCGTCAGCAAATGTAGTATTACCTGTAATAGTTATAGAGGAGCCGTCTGCTGTAATACTGTCTAGTGCAATGTTGCCGACATTAGTAATATTATTATCACCAAAAGAAGTAGCAGGTAACACAGTAGTACCCGTTGCTGTAAAGTCAGCAACAGTTGTAGCACCTGTAACATCTAATGTTGACCCTAAAGCAGTAGCACCCGTAACATCTAACGTACCTGCAATTGCAGTGTTACCTGTAGTATCTGCAACAGTAAACTTATTTGTATCTAATGTCAGGCCACCGTTAAGCGCTGTAGCACCTGTGACAGTTAACGTAGATGCTAATGTAGTTGCACCTGTAACACCTAATGTACCGCCAACTGTAGCGTTACCTGATGCATCCATAGTAGTAAAATCAGCCGCTGCTGCTGTGCTGCCACCAATAGTTACACCGTCTAGTGTACCACCGTTTATATCTGCAGTGTCTGCTACAAGACTATCTATATTAGCTGTACCGTCAATGTATAAGTTACGCCACTGTGAAGCGGAAGAACCTAAGTCATACGTATCATCAGCAGACGGTAAGATAGAAGATGCCACGTCTGCAGTAAATGTAACAGTGTCAGATGCAGCATTACCAAGAGTAGTATTACCGTTTACGGAAAAGTTTGATGTAATGGTAGCCGATTCGTGGACTGCTAGTGTATCAATATAAGCAGTACCATCTAAGTACAGATCTTTAAACTCTACTGAAGATGTACCTAAGTCGATGTCGTTATCTGTGACAGGAACAATAACACCATCTTGTATGCGTATCTGCTCAACAGCAGCAGCACTTACCTCTACGAATACACCTACACGATTGTTTGTTGTATCAATTACTACTTTATTGAGAGCATCCAAGTCTGCAATAAGAGGGACATACTCACCTTCACCTGAAGTACCATCGTGTTTATGACCACCAGATGCAGCAAAAGCATCACGGAGTGCATTATACTCTGCGTTAATAGGGGCAGCACGAACTGTAGCGGTGGGGATGATGTCTGCTGTAGATTGTCTTACATAACCTGCCACGGTTTATCTCCTGTCTCCCAAGCCATATGTCATAGAAATAGCTTGTATTGTATGGCTTGCATTTTGATTGTCTGTAACGTAACTAATAGAAACAGACTTACCAGAACCAGATACATTAGTTAAAGCTTTAGGTGACGGGTTACCATCATATATATCACCTGAGCCGTAGATAGCTGTACCATAAATAGCTGCTGCACCTTCGGTAGAGAAACTATAAGTAGTAGGGTTTAAAGAATACACATCGTCATAGTCATAGTATAAACCTACAAAGACTTCTGTGTTACCCTCTGATTTTAGATACGTATCTATCTTATAAACGATCTTACGTACTTCTGGGTCTTCCATATAAAAGTAAGGTGTTTGATATAAACTAAATATGTTGCTGCCTTCAAAGCTAGTACCACGTTCCTGTCTGTGTACTTTACCTGCACCATCTCCATGTATTACGTGCTCAAACTGACCAATGTAACCTGAAGCAACACAGTTAGCTTCAATACCAATAAGCTGACTATATTCAAATATACTTTGTTTATTTTGTGATTTACGAATAGCGCCTATCAAAGACAGAGAGCTATCATTCTTAAAGAAGAACCTGAATTGAGACTTCTTACGTATAACAACAATACTAATATCTACAATAGTTTCTGATAAGTAGTAGTTGTCAAAAATGTCTTGAATCTCTTTAGATACTGGTGCAAGTTCAACGTCACCAATACGATCTGTACCTGAGATAGGTCTAATACCGTCTGGTCCTAAGAAAAGTAAGTCACCACCAAATTCAACAACAGAGTCAGGTGCTACACAACCTAGATTAGCAGTAACGTTCTGCAATAAAAAGTCTGCAGAGTTTGTACCAATTAGTTTTTTAATATTATTAGCACCGAAGATAAATAAACTATCTCTAAACTTTTTAACTGCTGTAATCTTAAAACCTACGTTAATAACACCTGCACCGTTAGCAGGATCAAAGTCAGTAGCATTAAGGGGAGCACTAAAAAATAAGTTAAATGGTTCTGATGGATCACCTGCTAGAAATATATGTGATGCAAACTCTTCTGAAAACTTAGGATCTGTAGGAGCATTAGCGTGTGTGATCTGAGTATAAGTAGTACCATCATATGTAGCTGCAGGGTTAATACCGTCTGTCAAAAGTAAAACTTCTGTTGACCAGTTATAGCTTGAAAAGCGTACACGATCTACACCTACCATAGTAGGAGAACCAGAAGCAGTTACAGCGTCCCACGATGAAGTACTATTATTCCACTTATGTAAATAGTTATTACCTGAAGTAGGTCTTCTGCAAGCAAAAATACCATCGTGTAGGTTGCCGTTTACTTCTACACCTAATACAGCGCCTGTTCCAGGTACAGTACCGTAATCGTTTTGATACCCGCTAATACGACGATAGCCCCCCGATAAGGAAGGCTCGTAGTTAATCATGCGTAAAGCACTACCACTCAAGGCGTTTGCATGTGTTAGCGGATCAACGTTAGTTATAAGACCACCACTGCAAACTGTAATATTAGTTCTTAGGTCATCCATTAACGGGGTCTTTCAATTACAGTAGACCTTAAATATATCTCATCATCAAATAGAATGCGTTTCATACTGCGTATACCAAAGTCAAACTTTTGTTGGTGCATACCCGCAGACTGTGCATTACTTCTGAACTGCATCATGTAAGCCATAGCGCCATCTAAGATAACGTGGTTGAAACGCTCAGGTATTACACAAGTATCGTTGTACTCTGTTAACGTAGAAGGAATACTCCAATAGGTGTACTCTACTTCGTAGTCGGAATCTGGAATAGGCGTTACACCAAAGGCATCACCAAATGTTTGATATACATGCTCAGGTGCTGTCATACCGTTTGTCTGATCACCCTCATCATCTTTAGGACGGTGGTTAGCAGTGTAATCTTCATAAGTCAAAGGCTTTAAAACACGAGGTTGATTCTCTTGTGTTGAATGCTTCTTTAAATAAAATGTTTCCCAGTCTACTGTAGAGTAGTCAGCAGGGAAACTGTATTGACGTGTACCTGCAGTTAATGTCTGCGTGTACGTATTCTTTAGGAAAGGCCACTCTTGACCATTCTGGTATATCTCACGTAAGCTACTATTCACAGCATCTTTAGCTGCAGCCTGAACGTTACGCACTGTAGTAAAGCCATCACCTGCTGTATCCAGAGGGACTTCATTCAAACGTCTAAGTAATTCGTTTGTAAGCTGTACGTATGTTGACATCTGTTTTCCTAAGGTGTGCGAAAGGGGCCACCCGAAAGCAGCCCCTAAAGTTTAGTTACGCAAGTGTATCACGGTCTACTTCATTAGCAGACAGATCACCAATGTCTGTGCAGTCCATCAAGATAGCCCATACACGGAACTTACCTGAACTAACAGCCCCACCTGAAAGTGAAGCAATAGTTACGTCAATGTTGTCATCAGCAACAGCCATTACAGGCTGATATGCTGCAGGGTTCTGCGCTACTACTGCTGCTGCAGATGTAGCATCAAATCCGTCAACAAATACATCAGCGTCAACCATACCTAAGTCTACTGTAAAAGTAGAACCGTCAGTAGCAGTATCAACTTCAATACCTGCGTTCATAACCATAGTACCTTTGGGTACAGCAATTACAGGAATGACATCAGACGCTGCAAGTGCAGAACCTTTGTCAGACAACGCTGTAGCCCAATTTAAGGTAGTTTGAACCATGTAAGGGTTGCGTCCTCGCTGCGAAACGCCACGAGCGGAAGCAAGAGTATTATCACCAAGTGCCATATCTCATTCCCCCCTTATAGACCAGATGTGTAGATTGCATTAACCAACGCTTCTGGACGTAGAATTTTGCGCCCGTAAAGGTGCATACCACGTACAATGTCAGCAAATGAATCTGGGTCACGGTAAGTCTCAGTCTTGTTAATCTGCTCAGCAGTTGCTGCTGCAGAAGAATGACCAGCAACCAGCACACCGTAATGAGCAGAACCTGTAGATGTGGTAGAGGTTGGACCGTTACCTACTTCAGGAAGGTTGTTAGACATATAGACTTTGAAGCCGTGAATGTTGTTGAAGATCAAACCGTTCTGCAACCCTGATCCACCGAAGTCTGCATTCAAAAGACGTGAATCTTCGTCTTTAAGCAGTTCTGCGAATACCGGGTCTAGGACCAGCCATCTTCCATTAGTGTCAACGTTTTGTTGATCCAGCTTACGTGACATCCGTGCAATAACCTGCATAGGTGTAGCGTTAGCTGTTGTAGTGTTCAACGAGTCAGCACCTGTACGGGGCTTAACTACGATTGAGTTACCTGCTGAACCACTGTTAAAGTCAGAAGCGTCTAGCTTCATGCTTGATAACAGTTCGTCAGAACCAGCAGTTGAAACAGCTTTAGTGCCGTTTACAGTTGTGTTCGCAGCATTGGGTTTACCGTGAATAGCTGATTGCTTGAAGCCAGCCATATAACCAAGAACATCTTGGTCAAACTGGTCAGCCAAACGATAAGCTGCACGATCACTTGCAAGGCTTTGAAAATTGACGTGGGAGTGGCTTTCCTCAATATCGTCAACCTTAAAAGCAAAGTAGTTCGCTTTGTCAACGTTTAATGAAAATTCCTCATCGTCAAGGTCTTGTGGTGTGATAGTCGTGCCACGGGCATACGACTTCACTGTGATTTCAGGTTCTTTGATAATCTTAACGGAATCACCCATGTTAGCAATCTCTCCAAAATAATCAGAGTTAGTGATTGCTTCTACAATTGAGGCCTTGCGGAAAGCAAGTTGTACCTGTTTGCTGTAGATTACTGGGCTAAAGTTACCGTTGGGTAGATTACCATAACCTGACGCTGTTGCGAAAGCCATGATATAATCCTCCATAGATAGTTAGGCTTATTAAAGTTATAAGCATTAACATCAGGTAAGAGGCTAATCTTTTTAGGGTGCGACTCACATACACATGGCCTTGTAATATGTAAGACGGGCCTATACTTGATCAGGTAGGTCTTAACTTATTTGTCTTCGCTTAGGGGTAAAAGCATAAGCAGGGTAGCTGAAACGTCTATCAGGGCATACTTATGCTTTTGTTAACATACACAGTTATAACATATAGTTTGTGTATTGTCAATACTTAATTAACGTGCTCCACCAGAAACATCATAAATAAACTTACCGCTGCGGATAGCTTCCATGATTTCGTCTGACTTGCTTTCGTACTCTTGTGTACTCATGCGTTGAACTTCAGACTCACGCAGATGTCCTGCAGGGTTGTCATTGTCTGGTTTGGTAGTACGTTTAGTTCTTACTTGAGAAGCAGCATCCTTAGAGTTTTGCCGTCTTCCTTTAGTGTCCATACCTTTATCTACTTTGAATAGATCAATAACACGGATCACTGATTGTGGATCATCTTGATTCTCATAGAGTGCATCCTGCACCCACTTGGGTTGTTCTGCTGCCCAATCATGGAAGTCATCACTCCCACGTAGATCATCAAAGTCTCCATGCATAGCACGGATTTCATTCTCTGCTTTAGTGCGCTGGGCATCTGCGTTGATCTTGTCAATCTGCTGCAGACGTTCATCAGCATACTTAAACTTTTCTTGAGCTTTCTTTTCAGCAATTGTTTCTACAATGCCAGCAATCTCAGGATACTTCTTAGCCCAAGCATCAATGCTTTCATCTGAAGTAGGAGCACGTACCTTACCTGTCTTCTGGGCGTTTTCAAGCTGAGCTTTAAGTTCTTTTAACTCTTCTGCTTGCTTGTTAAGATGACTACGTAAATCACTGTAGCGCTTCTTATATGTACGCTCTTCACCTGATAGTTCTTCTTTCTCAGGTTTAGCTTCTGGTTCTTCTACTTTTTGCTCAACTTCTTCAGTACGAGCTTTCATCAAAGCTTCTAGTTCTTCTTCCTCTTTCTTAATCTTATCTTCTAGAGGGGTAGGTCTATTTGGGTTTACAAGACCTGCTGTCTTTTTAGTTTCTACTTCTGCTAGTTCAGGCATAATTGTTTCCTTTATGTTGGGGCCAGCCGAAGCTGGGTAGCCTTATAGTTATTAAACAGTTTTTAGTTTTCTACCCTTTAGCTTGTAAATAGCTCTAGAGATAGGTACACCTACAGCAAGCATAAGTTTGCCTACATAGTCAGGTTTATAGTTTTCTGGTTCCATTACATGAGCAATGTGATTTGCCCAGCGCCGTGTGAATGGTACACACCAGTATTTAAGATATAAGTTAGATAGGAAGGTTTCTTTCTCTATCCAAGCTACCATAGGTTTAGCCCATGTATGGTAACCTTCTAGTAACTCTGGGTCTTCTAGTGCAACACGATCACCAAACGCTTCGTCTAAACGCCAGATGTCTTCATCTAAATAACCGTAGCGATAGATTAAATCACAGAGTATCTTATCGCCTGATGTATCATCTGCTGTATCATCATCACTTTTTTCTCTAGCAGGTGCAAATGGATTCTTTTGTTTAGCATGTGTACCAAGACCGCCTTCTTCTTCAGAGGTAGTAGCCCTTTCTACAGAACCGCCAAACTTTTCAGCTTGATCCATATCCCAAGAAGAAAGACCCATTGCAGCACCTTCTGCACGAGTCATGCCTCCGTCAATAAAGGAGTTCTGCTTATTACGTAATCTATTAACAGAAACATAATGATTTGCTGCGGCAGAATCACCACTGTCTACAGCATTATCAAAAGCGTCCTGTTCAGCTTTTGATAGTACATTATTTTTAAATCCACCTGCTGCTGTTGTTGAGGTAGGATCGTACTTACCTTTGGGAGCCTCAACACCAAACCCACCAGTTTCTAAAGTAGGCGGTCTTGCTCTAGGTCTTATTCCACCTGCTTCGTAGTACTCTTCTAAAGTATTAATTTTACTCATGTCTAGTATGCTAGTGGCAGACATTCCTCTGTCAACACGGGCTTTTTCTGTTGGCATGCCATATATATCTAATTCATCCCCTGCCTTTAATGATGTGTAATCACCTTCTTTATATTCAAACGTTTTATAAGGGTTTCCTACAGTAGGATCATAACCTTCCTTACCAAGAACAGAACCCAAAATATAACGTGTATCATTTTTTACAGGGTCTGTTTCTTCTAAAGATGCTATATGATTAAATATACCTTCTGCACGTTCTAACTTTTGTTTTTTAATCAAGCTTTCTACAGCACTATCCACACCAAGGACTTTACCTAGTATGCCGTAAGGACCACCTAAAAGAGTAGTTACAAGCTTTTCGCCCTCATCTAAATCTAAAGGACTATTACCTTTCTTTACATTTGAGTCAAGCTGACTATAGTAACTAGCGTACTCATCATCAGACCAACTCTCTACGTCTTTATTTCTCCAATCAGTACCACTAGCTTTTATTTCACTAAGTATTTCATCAGCATAATTATCGTCATTACTATCTCTAGATGCTTGTGTAGCTACTGCTTGTTGCTCTGCAGGGGTTGCAGCCATCTCAACAAAACCAGCAGGTATTCTTTTCATGGGTCTACCATTAAAGAAGAACACAATCATCTTCTGATTTGTTTCAGGGTTAATGTATGTCTTAGACTGGAAACCGCCAAACAAAGCACCTGTACCGCCGTAGCCACCATAGCCACCGCCTACAGGTTGAGGTACTACAACATCCCCTTCAGCGTAGCCCTTTACAGCACCGCCATAAGCAAAGCCTTCTGGTTCTACTTCTTGATCTTCAGTTTCGTCAACATCCAGTTCATCATCTCTGAAAGGTAACTCATCACCTTCTTTAATCCGTTCAAAACCTTGTGCGGCAGCTTCTTGTAACTCATTAAAAAATTCCTCTCCGAAGTATCTAACCGTTTGTGCATTTACTACAAACTCATTCTCACTGACACGAATGTCAATATCATCACGTACCTCACTAGGTTTAGCACCTATAGGAGCAGTGTTTCCACTAACAGGATCTTTCTGCTCATTCATTATAAGGTCCATCTCCATCTGAGCTTTGTTGTCATCAAGCATTTACTTCTTCCCTTAAATATATGAGCCTACGTAATGCAGCTATTTCACCCTGAGCACGATACATACCTTCCATAGTACTCTCCTGCTCTAACCTGCGCTGGGCTATGTCTATCTTCTTGTTGATAGTCTCAACAAAGTCATCCCACAAAGGTTTGTCGTTTACTAACTTCTTAATAGACATTAGCCAGTAAATCCTTGCTCACCAGGGGTGGGTACTGTACCTGTGCCTATGTTACCCCCACCAGCGCCTGTTGTGTCACTCACGCCTACTCCTGCTTGCTCTGGGGCTGCACCTGGATTGGGTGGTGCGGGTGGACCTTGTGGTCCTGCCTCTTCAGGTTGGGGTGGTGGTGTTGTGAACTTCTTGAGGATCTCAGCTTGTATGGCTGCGTCACCCAAAGAGTTAGTAACTTTATCTGGATCAAGATCCATAGACTTAGCAATCTCACGAATGATGTAGTCACTCTTAACGAATGGCATAAGTGCTGGATTAGAAGCTACACCCATGAACTGCATCAAGCGCTGCGAGCGTACCTCGTTAGCCATCAAGCTTTCTGTACCTGACGCCTTAACTTCTAAGTCACCCTTGATTTCTTTATCAAAGTCAAACTGCATGTTAAAACCAAAGAAGGCACGTCCTAATGGTGCAATCAAATAATCATCGACATTCTTGACAACATTTCGTATACTACCATTAGCTGCAGACATAAGCATAGAAATGCCAGAAGCAGTTCGTCCCACTCCTGATACACCTGTCTGACCGTGTGCAAAACTTGGGAAGCCTGTACTCTCATCAGCTAATACCCTTGCCTTATCAAAGAGTTGCATGTTCTCACCAGCAACGTTAGGGAACTTTGTGCCAAAGATTCCTTGTCCTGGCGCACCCCCCTGTCTG